CCGCTGAAGCGTGCTTCAACATTCATGCCTAGATCAATTAGGTCCTGGAATTTTTCTTTAGCAAGGTCGCTGAGTTCATCTAGCTCTCGATCGCTGACGTCTAAGTTATCTACGAATGGCAGTGCTGCATCGATCTTATCTATAGCTGAATCTACTTCTTGTATGATAGCACGCTGTTCTTCTATAGAAGGTTTGCCTTCCGCAGTGCTGTCCGTTTCACCTGTTCCCGTAGTTTCCTCTGCAGGAGGCAAATTAAAAAGTTCTTGGAGTTTTTGTGTCATACCAATATTTATCGCTTGGTATTTTTGAATATGTCGTATTCGGTGATTACTCTGAATCGCATGTTATTAGCACGAGCCCACGAATCCGCGGCTGCCCATTTGGCCATGTTCATAGCTACCATTAATTTGTCGCGATAGCTACGTGCCGATTCCATGGTAGTTTCTGTGCTGGGTTTGACTTCTACTAATTCAGTGTGTTTGCGTTGATTAGCATCTACATAGACGATAAGAAAATCTGGAACATAAATTGTATTCTTACCGCTTACAGGATTAAAGTAAGGTATCTTAACGCTTTCACTGGTCCAATTTAATACAGCAGGATTATTATCACAGAAATTCATAAAAGCGAATTCCCAACTACTACGATAAGTTGGGTTACGTTTGCCCATATATTTCTCTGGGTTCTTTACTGTGTATTTGCCGTTAGCGTATTTGGCCATTATGCTAGAATACTACGTTGTACGTATTTGTTAACCGGAGGACTATTACTGATACCTAACAAGCTGGTATTCACACGATTTTGATTGAGCAGTACTGTTAGGAAAGGAGTTATTTCATCCTCTTCTACAGTGTATGAAATATAAAAGTAATTATATTCGTATTGTCCGTTGCCTATGCTGACAGTTTCACGTTTATAGTTGGCGGCGGCCTGTATTTGTATTGCCTGATCTAGGTATGATTTAATTATAAATTGATCTGTATCTGAAATACCTATAGGAATATCAAATTCAATCGCCCCTAGACTAGCAGGATCAATCACAGATTCTACAGTCGGCGTAGAAACACTTTCGCCAATGGGTGCATCATTGGCAGCTAAGAAAGGCATCCCATCGGCAACGTATACTGGAGTTTCTGGAATCACAACATCTTCTAGTATTGACATACCACTTAGAATAGCATCTCGCTGTATGTCAATCACATTGGCATTAAAGGTTGGATTAGTGAACGTTGTTTGTACTGCCAAAGGTTGATCTGTAGGTAATTCCGCATAATAAGATCTATAAAAAGTTTTAGTTGTTGATAGGTAAAACAACTGACCGACTTCATATTCATTTTTATCTGCTACTATCTGATCAAATGTGGTATATGTATCTACTACCGACGAAGATGGGATAGGAGTTTTCACTTCTACCCTGCGGCCTGCTTTTAGTCTTCTAAATTCATCGACTAAGCTCATAGGATCTAATCCCTGGCTGAGCGCAGTATATATTACTGTTGCGGCTAACGTCCTTCCAGATTCTTGTTCCCCAGTGACAGTTTGGAAATACCCTACCACAGCATCATTAATACCAGGACTAGTAGTTAATAAATCTTCAAAATAATTATTAAAATACTCTGTTGTAGAATTTATATTGGTATTTGGTGGTAAATTTCCGTTTACTGACATGTTTATTCCTTAGATGATACTACGTCCTTGGTTGCTAGATGGAATCTGTGCGTTTTGTGAATTTATATTAGTACCTGGTACACCACCAGGTATAGCACTTATAGCTCTAGCTATGCCTTGATTAACTTGTCCTGCTGTTGGTACAAAAACTGTGCTCAATGGATTACGCCCAGACAGTACGTTTCTACCTAATTGGCTAAGTTCAGCACCACCGACACGCCTGATATCTGTATTTTTAAAATTATTAGCGGTACGGAAGCCGCCCAAGGCAGCTCCAAGGAAATTGCCATTCTGTAGATTTGTGATCACATCACCAGCACCTTCAACTAATCCGCCAGGGCCAAGAATGCTGGTAGTACCACCACCTAGTGATGTTAATGGGCTCGGACTATTATCATAGTGCAGTGTGCTGAATCCAAGCACTGTTCCTTCGCTCACTGGACCTGTTGCATACTGTACAGCTTCATAGGCCAAGGTCATCGTATGTTCCATTGGTACGTATTCGCCTGCGGTGTGTTGTCCATGTTGGAAACTGGTTATAGTTGGACGTATTAATGTGTAACTGCTAAATGATTTTTGGTGTAGGCTATAGATCCTGATAGCATTGATGTAATTCTGTGTGCCGTTGTTGCTGAGCGGAGTAAATCCCCAACTTTGTTCTTGGCGTTTTTTATATTTGTGATCTTGATTGTAAAGTGGTTCCTGGTGATCGGCATCTCTATAATAGTAGGAATAATATCCATACCAAAAATTACGCACTATATCAGCACTATCGTCATGAAATGTTATGGTCAATGGATCATAGTTAATCTTTTCTTGTGCTATGTTCTTGCGATTATAGGCATTATAGGTCTTAGTAGATACTGAAAATCTCGGTAATGCCACGCTCTTGGCCATAAGACCTATTTCAATCTGGCTGTTTTGATCAACCTGTGCTACTACCGGATTTAGATCCATGAATACATGGTACATAGTACCTGTTTTAGGACTTAATCTATATAAGCTGTCAATGAAAGTGCGTGAGGCATGTTGCCAATCACGTATCTCATCGCCTGTGGCTAATTGTTGTAAGAACTGATTAAAGAATCCGGCCATATATCTTATCCATTTATATTATTTATCGAGATAAAAAAGCCCGGATTTAGACCGGGCTTTGTGAGTTTTCGTCTGGATTAACCAGTAATAACTGTGCCTAAGGTTCTGCCTACTGCTGTACCAAGACCTGTACCAATTGGAGTTTGGATAGCATTATCATAACGGATAGTTAGAGCAATAGTCATTGGTTCGTTAGTAGCATAGTTGGCGTCTGCGTAGTCAGTATTGGCTAAGTAGCAACCATACATTTCCCATGTTTCTAATACTGTAGGTTCACTAGCGCCATTACCACCGTCCAGTACTTCAAATCTAGTTAGGAATTTATAGTCGATACCTGAACTTGCTGAAGCTTGTTCCATGAAGTCAAATTGTTTCTGTAGCTGTTCGCCAACACGTTTAGCAACTTCACCGCCTGCGTCATCGCGTAGGGTAGTAGTAACAGGTTCCCAAGTCGGTTTACCGGCTAGGTAGACTTTACTGTTATAGATTGGGATAACCATTTCCTCAAAAGACAGTGTCGGTCTCTTAAAATCTATAACTTGTTTAGTCAACTCAGTTGTTGGTTGGCTTACACCAAAGTTCTCAAATGACACGCGAAAACGGAACTTGAGTTTTGGCATCAACAGACCTTGTGCTGTTGCGCTTTGGTTAGTACTTAGGGGTACCGTAAACTTGCTTAATGATGCTGTTGCCATCTTATTTTCCTTTTAATACTTTATAGTATTTAGCTATTTTCCAGTTGAGTTAAGGGAGTGTCGCCACTCCCATTAACTGCGTATATTATGTTATTGTTAAGCTAGCACCAGTGTTAACGATTCGCACTGGAATATATACAAACTCGATAGCTTTAACTGGTTTAATTGCTATGTCAACATATAATTCATTTCGATCAATACGATCTGGTGTGTTATTTGTTGTATCACAAACTACTAGATAGTCATATAACCCACGTTTAGCTACAAGATCATTTAATACGCTTTCAAAAGCTTGTTTAACTTGATTTCTTGTAATAGTATCATTTGGTTCAAATATAAACGGACGAGCCACTGAATCTAATACTAAACGCAAGTAAGCTATCAATCTAGCTACGTTAATACGATCCATAGCTGATGCCTGTGCTGAACGTGTTTTTTGACCATACGCTACTAGACCAACACCAGGTAATACTGTTAATGGGTTGACTCTGTCTGCATATAGCACATCACGCAAGCCTACTGTAACACCAATCGATTTAAATAAATTACCGTCATTAACGTCAATGTAACCAATGCTGGTTGCGTTATCGATTAAACCACGACGTACACCTGCCGGAGCAAACCATGGATAAGAAACGTTATCGCTACGGATTATTGTACGTAACATCATATGGCTTGGTGGAACTACCACGCTTTCTCCTGCTAGGTCAGTAGCAAGACCAGATGGATAGTAAACACCTAGATATTCACTGTTACTTACTAGACCATTATCACCATTATCTAATGCAAGTGCTGTGTTCTGTATCCAAGCTTGAACACCAGTTGTATTAAGTGTTAGTGGGCTGTCGCCAATAATGAATGCTGTTTGTTTGCGATCATTATTTAAAGTAATCATGTTTTGGATTAGCTCTGGATAACCTGGACAAGCAATAAGGTTGAACTGTGTTTGTTCTTCACGTAATGCTGTGCTAGATTCTATACTTGATTTAAGAGCTTCAACTACTACATTACGTTGTGCTTTGCGACCAAAGAATGGAACACCAGTAGTTGGATCATTACCACTAGCACTTACCCAGGCAGCAACCACTGAAGCTGGAGTTGGATCAGCTGCTAGTGCTGTGCTATTAAATGATTTAACGTTATAACCACTGCGACGTGTGTTAAACAACAATGTACCACGTGCATAAAGTTGATAGCTTGGGCAATCGTAGTCAATATAGTCACTGGTTAACAAATCTGCTATAGCTGGAACATCATCCACTATAGGATCTGTAGTTCCGTTTGTTGCCCAACGTGCATCAGCAAATAGCACACCATCTGATGTGATTTGATCTGTATTGTCAAGCAATTCAAAAGCAGTACCATTGTAACGATATATTCTTGGATAGTTTTCTAGATCACCTGTGTCAATCCATAAGTCACCAGCGACCAATTGACCGCCGCCACTTTGTTCTGTTGGTTCACTTGCTGCCAAGATCGGACCATCTGGGTCTGTAGCTGATAGATCATAGCCACGAGCATCGTTTACTACGTTTTGATATCCTCTCCATCCACTACCATCATTGATCAAGATGTCAACTTCAAGTGCTGTGTTGTAATACCATAATGTTTCATCAGCTGGATCGCTGTATGGAGCAGTTGTAGAATATGTATATGTTAGTGCCTTGAATGGGCTAGCTAGATATACTGCACCTGCTGAAATTACTTGAATCTGATTGTCACTGATAATACCAGCTGTAGTCAATGGAGTACCAGTGCCATATGTAAATCTAATAGTACCACCAGCTAGATGACTGATGCTGATCGCACCACTTGATTCGATAGCTGCGACTACGTTTGGTAAGTTAGCCGCTAATATCTTAGCCACTAAACTGGTAGCTGTAGTACCGATTGATGTGATAGTAGCACTTTGTGTTACTGCTGATCCTGGTACGCTTACTTCCATTGTAAAGCTGTCAGTATTAGTATATACTGCACTACCACCTGCTACTGTACCTGTAAGTTTTAGAACACCAGCGACATTTTTACGATATAGTTTAAATGTACCAGTTGTAGTACCTAATGTATCGTACTGTACATATAATGTGCCTGCTGGTAAATCTGATCCGCCTGCTACTGGACTTAGTCCATAAATGGCTGCAGTATCGCTAGCATATAGTGGAGCAGTTTGAAGTGTCCATGAGTCTAAATTAGCATCGTATTCTTTGATACCATAATTTGCACCGTTACCAGTAGCTGATGTTTTAAACCATACAGAACCTGCTGGACGTGGATTTGTGTCTGTGTCTTTCCATGCTGGAACATTTCTATAGCTGTCAAATGCTACTGTTGGTCCTAATAGTGTTCTGCTGTTACCGCTGATGCCTTCACCATTGAATATACCTAGCTTCATTGAGCAATCAGTACCACCGATACCACTTGTACCACCTTTTTCAATCTTTAATGACCCATCTGCTAGTTGTACGTTACCCGAACTTGCTGCAAGACTGTCAGCGAAGATTTCGATCTGTCCTGAACTGTTTGCTCTAGCACTAACACCAGTAATACCTGCACCATTGATATCGCTAGCTGCAGATGTAACTGTTGTACCAGTTAATGTAACGTTAATACCGTTTAGGCGCATTTTTTGGCCGATAGCCAAGTTAGCTGGGTTTGCGATCACACCAGTGATTACAGGTACTCGATCTTTCCAATCGTCACTACCTACTAGTGCCCAGGTATTGTCATAACCTTTAAAGTAAACTGGATTTGATGTGCTGGTTGTAACCACAGCATATTCACCAATAGCACCTACTGAACTTAGTGGAACTGTACCACTTACTTGTGTAGTATCTGTGATTACTCTCGGAGTTTGAAGAGTAAATGCATTTTCATATAATTCGTAGATACCCCAGTTTGTAGCATCAGCACTAACATCTAACCAATAAGTACCGTCTGTTGGTGTACCTGTTGGACGAACACTCGTTCCTGTTAGTTGATCTAGATCAACGTCTGCACGTTGTACGTAGATTTGATTGCTAACACCGAGTGCGCTGTAGGCTGCTAATAGACCATATTCGTTACGTTCATCACCATTCAATGGATTGTCAGCTGAATCAGTGCGGAATTCAATATTGCCAAAATTAGCTACTAGTTCTCTTTGGCTAGTAATATTGAATAATTTATTAGCATTAGCTTTAGTTGTATAAGGTGCAGATGCACCGCTTGGGTTTGTTTTGTCTTGAGCAGTAGCAAGTAAAACGTAAGCAACTGAACCAGCTGCGGTCGGTGTATATTGACTTTCGTCTGTTACCGTTACTTGTACTCCAGGTGAAATAAGTGCCATAGTATTTGTTCCTCTAAATAGGTTACTTTAAACTATTTATAATCTTTTGATTAAATCTATGGTATTAGGTGCCCTTTGAAAGGTTCGCTTGCTAGACTAAGCTAAATAGGTGTATGGAATACCGAAAAATATGCCAAATCTGTGGTAAAAAGCCCGTTGCTGTCAACTATAAGATGCATGGCAAGACTTACTATAGAACTCGCTGCGATTCATGCATTAGAAAGAAGCGTAAGCTACCTGTTCCAGTCCCAAGTTGGCACAAATCTGGATATAAAAAGAAACCACACTGTGAAAAGTGTGGCTTTAAGGCTAAATTAAAACAACAGCTATTTGTTTATTATGTTGATGGTAATCTCAACAACAACAATCATCTAAATTTAAAAACTATCTGTGCTAACTGTCAATATGAAATTGCCCAAGAGGGTTTAGGATGGCGTCAAGGCGATCTTGTACCTGACTATTAGTTATTTCGCGTTCAACTTGATGATATAATTCATCTAATGTGCCATCATTGTTTAAAACTATATCAAACTTAGTTCCCACCCATGCTGTTTCACTAGCATGTATTCCTAGTTTTTCAATATTATGTTTGCTTAGTGCCCAGTTCATATTACGGCTAGGACCTTTGTTCATGCTCTTAGCATCGTTGAACCAATCGGGTTCTGGACCGCGTTTGATACGGACTACACGACCGCCTGCGTTGCGTATAGCTTTGATTTCATTAGGAAAGCGACAATCTGTAATAACAATGTCATCTGTAGACTTACGTAGGCGATTTTCCAAGCTAGCTACCCACATGTCATCATGAAAACTCTTACGAACAACTTCTGTACCCCAATACTGTAAAACCCAACGCGGTGTTATATCTTTTTTAAGACGGTTACTCCACCATTCATCCTTGGTTTCTCTCCATTCTCTAGACTGTTTACTACGACCTTCTAGTAATTCGCGATCCCAACCAAAAACTTGACTAACAGCATCTTTTAAACTGTTAGCAAAGCTTTCGCGTCTGAATCCATGGAAGTTAACCAGATAATCTGCGACAGTGTCTTTACCGGATCCGATAAAGCCCACGATACCGATGATTTGACTCATTGAAATCCCCTTAGTTGATATACTATTTTACGACGGTTTTAGACAGTTGTCTAGAAGTTTTTAACCAGTTATCCACCACATTGGTTGGCCACCATCTACATAGTTCTTGATTTCTTCGTCAAGTTTAAGTAGCAGTTCGTTACCTTCTTGTTTAAGAGCCGCACCATTTAGGCTAGTACCACCTTGTGGTCCTGCGATTGTAGCAAATTTTTCACGTGCATTACCTATGCTGATCAGTGTAAGTGCATAAGCATAGTCTTGGATCCAGGGAAATGCTTGCGGATCGTTTAATAGGACGATATCTGGTTTGTAGTTGTAGGTCCATAACAATACACTTTCTTTTACTATATCGCTGCCTTGTATACCACCCCAGGGAATTTTACGAACTAGTGTTAGTTTTTTAGTGACTTTATTCCATGTAAAATTCATGAATCCACCAAACATCTTCATGGCTAGTTCTTGATATTGTACAAATAATTCATAGTTAGTCAACCCACCAACTCGACCTGCTACTAGCATGTAAGTGTTCAAGTAACCACTAGCAAATGGTTCAAACTGGCTGGCTGTGGTACCTGTAACGCTACCAATACCACGACGGAATATCTGTTTAACATCAATAATATAATTAGGCAGTATATATTCTTGTGTTTCAGGATAGACGTCTAAAAATACATAACTTTCTTCAACACTGTTTGAACTCTTTTGGCGATAACGGATAAGGGCTTGCTTGATGCCCATGTCAAAATGTTCTTTATCTGCTTCAACATCGATCATACCGTAGCCTAGACGTAGGCGGATATAATCAATAATATCGTTTTGTTGTTTTGCCACTGTGGCCAATTGATCTGTTATATTTGAATCAAAGGCAATGTGTCCAGCACCTGTACCAGTGACATTACTGTATAGACTTTTAGTCTGTACGCTTAATGTATTAGTTAGATTACTTGATGTTGACGTTACGTTTGCTGGTAGTTCAGACATGTAAATTATCCTGTTATCATGTATTTATTACCGACAACAGGATAAGTTTGGCTTTACGCTACCTTGAGGGGGATTAGTTTGCTTTTAGTAAGATAGTATCAGCGTTGATACGTCCGTTGAGTTTGATTTCTGT